GGTTCTGCAATAAATAATTCAGTAACAAGTGGAGTAGTTGCTGCAATAAATGGGCAGGATATAGGTCAGGCAATGTATAAAGGTGCTATTCGAGGTGGTGTAACTGGAGGTGCAGGGGTAGCTGTTAGTAAACTTCTTACAGAAGATAACATGAAATTTATTACAGATAATAGTAATTTATCTTTTACAGATGTACAAAAGATAGGAACAATGGGAATAAGTAGGGGTGTTAATAATATTATTCAAGGTAGAAATTTTACAGATGGTATTATGGAAACTTTAGTATCTCATGGAGTTTCAAAGTCAGTAGCTAATCAAATAGGATCATCTTTTAAAGAGTCTTTTGAAAATAACCCAGAGCTTTTATCGACAATACAAACAACTGGTGCTAAACTAACAAACTTATATATTAAGTCTGCAATGTCTGGTAGACCAGTATCACCAGCTATGTTACAAAAATTATTATTGCAACAAGCTTTAACTCCTACTTTAGGTAAAGGTATTCAAAAAACAAAAGAAATTGCTAAAAAAGGAGCACAAAAAATATTTAAAAAACTAGATCCAAGAGATAGTATAAAAATTACAACAAATGATCTTTATCCAAATGTAAGAAATGATTAAAAATTGGCTACCTAACTAGCTTTATACACAACGGTTAGCCCCAACAAGAAAGGAAATATTATGGCTGAAGTACAAGCTATGGAAGTAAAAAAACAAAAAGTAGTAGGTTTTGCAAAAAGAAATACAAATGAAGATAAAATAAAAAAAGAAGAAGCTGAAATAGAAAGTCTAAAAAAAGAAATAGAGGTGGCAGATAAAGCACCTGTAGTAGAAGAAGTTGAAGAAGAACCTAAAGGTGCAGAAGAAAAAACTTTTAAAAAAAGATATGGGGATTTAAGAAGACATTCTCAAAAGAAAGAACATGATTTTCAAAAGCAAATTGATGAGCTTAAATCTCAATTAGATGTAGCTACAAAAAAACAAATTAAATTACCAAAAAGTGAAGAAGAATTAGAAGCTTGGGCAACAGAATATCCTGATGTAGCTAAAATAGTAGAAACAATAGCTATTAAAAAAGCACAAGAACAATCTAAAGATTTAGAAGATAGATTAAAAAAAGTTAATGAAATGCAAGAAGATGCTCTAAAAGAAAGAGCAGAAGTTGAATTATTAAAATTACACCCAGACTTTGTAGAAATTAGAGATCAAGATCAGTTTCATCAATGGGTAGAAGAGCAACCTGAATGGGTTCAAAAAGCTTTGTATGAAAATCAACATGATGCTAATTCTGCTGCTAGAGCTATAGATTTATATAAAGCAGATAAAGGTATTAGTGGTAAAAAAACAACAAAGAAAAATATAGATATAGATGCTGCTAAATCCGTAGTGACTAGTTCAAAAACAGATAATCCAGATATGAAAGCTGAAATTGGATCAATTAAAGAGTCTGATGTTGAAAAAATGAGTGACTCAGAATATGAAGCTCAACAAGATGCTATAATTGCAGCTATGAGATCTGGTAAATTTATTTATGATTTAACAGGAGGAGCTAGATAATACTTGACATTCAAGCATTTATGTTTATAACTGTAAATCACAATACATATAAATAGTGTTATGCCCACATTTTGTGATACCATAACAATGTTTAATTTTTAATTACGCAACAAAACAATTAAGGAATACCTGAAACCTGATTGCCCGTATTATTTAGCTAGATAATACGCACCAATAAAGACAGCCCCAAGATGATTGTATGAGGTATGCGTGTGGATACTTATACTTTTTTCAAGGAGAATTAAGATGGCTTTCCCTAGAGCAACTGGCTATAATAATTTACCTAACGGTAATTTTAGCCCTATTATTTACTCAAAGCAGGTGCAACTTGCTTTCCGTAAGTCATCTGTTGTTGAAAATATCACCAATTCTGATTACTTTGGTGAAATTGCAAACATGGGTGATTCGGTAAAAATTATTAAAGAACCAGAAGTTTCGGTTCAGGCTTACAATCGTGGTACTCAAATTACTGCACAAGATCTAGATGATGAGGATTTTACTCTTGTTGTCGATCAAGCTAACTATTATGCTTTTAAAATAGATGATATTGAAGAAGCACATAGTCATATAAACTTTATGTCTTTAGCTTCAGATCGTGCTGCGTATCGTTTAAAAGATCAATATGATCAAGACGTTCTTGGGTATTTAGCAGGTTATCAACAGTCTGCAAAACACGGTGCTCCCAATACAGCTAGATCTACATCACCAGGAACAAAGGCTGTTAGTACGGCAGGTTCTGATGAACTTCTTAGTTCGATGAAATTAACTAAAGAAGACTTTGGTAATATTAATTCACCAGGAACAGGTAACTCTATACCTTTAGCTCCAAGACTTCCTGGACAAACTGCTCAATCAACGTCTACTGCTTCTCCTTTGCAAGTTATTGCAAGAATGAGCAGACTTCTCGATCAACAATTTGTTGATACAGGAGATCGTTGGATGGTAGTTGATCCTGTATTTCTTGAAGTTCTTAAGGACGAAGATAGCAGATTACTCAATTCTGACTTTGGTGGATCTGGACTACAAAATGGTTTAATTGTAAATAGTTTACATGGATTTAAAGTTTATGTTTCTAACAATTTACCACAAATAGGTACAGGTTCTAGTACTACTGGTTCAAGTAATCAAAGTTCAAACTTTGGTGTACTTGTTGCAGGACACGGTTCTGCCGTAGCAACTGCACAGCAAGTATCAAAGACAGAAAGCTATCGTGACCCTGACAGCTTTGCTGACATCGTGCGTGGTATGCATCTCTATGGTCGTAAGATTTTAAGACCAGAGGCAATTGTCACTGCTAACTTTAATGTGGCTTAATAGGAGGATAGAAAATGGCTACAGTTGACGTATCAAATGGCCTAAACGGGGGTACACATCCAAGTCGTGCTATCCGTAAGGAGCCTTATAAAGTAGAAGTTGATGTTAACCTTGCTACTGCTACAACCACAAAAGGTTCTGCATTAGCATCGGCTGACGTTCTTCAAGTAATAGATGTCCCTGCACAAACAATGGTTTGGGCTGCAGGTCTTGAAATAGTGACTCCAAGTGACGGTGATTTTAATGTTGATATTGGAATTACAGGCACAGATGCTGATGCATTTGCAGATGGATTTGATTGTGATAGTAATTCAACAGGTGACATGACAAATTTACCTGCTGCATATCAACCACAAGTTGTTGCTTCAGATGATACTCTTGACGTTCTTTTAGTAGCAGGCGGTAGTGCTTATCCTACTACGGGAGTATGGAGGGCTTATGCTGTTATGCAAGATGTATCAAACGATCTAGGGCCAGATGAAGTTGATCGTGATCAATTAGCTTAATTACAAATTAAGTAAACTGTATGGGTGGCTCTAGGGAATAGGGCTACCCATTTTTTTTATAAAGGATTTGCAATGGCAATTACACAAGCTATGTGTACCTCATTTAAGAAAGAATTGCTTGAAGGTAAGCATAACTTTTCTACAGCAGGACACACTTTTAAAATTGCTTTATTTTCAGCAGCAGCTACTTTAAGTGCAGGTACAACTAATTTTGTAGCTGGTGCTACTGCTGGTGAGGTAGTAGGAGCAGGATATAGTTCTGGAGGAAATGTTTTAGTTAATATAGATCCATCTAATGATGGCACAGTGGGTCTTACAAGTTTTGCAACAGCAACATTTACAGGAGCAACTTTAACAGCTAGAGGTGGTTTAATTTATAATTCAACAACAGAGGGTAGTTCTAATACAACAAATGCTATTTGTGTTTTAGATTTTAGTGCAAATCAAACAGCTACTGCTGGTAATTTTATTATAAGTTTTCCAAGTGCTGCTAGTGCTACGGCTATAATTAGGATCAGTTAAATATGGCATCTTCTTCAGCCACTACAACAGGTGCTATTTATGGTTTAGGAGTATTTGGAACAGATAATTATGGTTCTGCTGCTGTTACTATTAATGTTATACCAGATGGATCTGAAGGAGTTTTAGAATTAGGTTTTGTAGAAGTATCTACAGTTGAGCTAGGTGTTGATAAAGTTGTAAATGTAAATGGTGTTGAAGGACAATTAAATATAGGTACAATTAGTGTAACAGCAAATGTATTTGATTTTAGTGCCGTTGCAAATAATTTTGAAAGACGTAGAACAGTACATATTCATAGATTAACAACAGGATTAGATAGAACAGTAAAGGTAGCTTAATATGACTTTTAAATGGCCTAGTAAAGACCCAGATGAAACATTAGACTATAGTATGGATTGGTCTAGATTTTTAAATAGTCAAGCTATTATTAGTACAGCAACTTGGTTTGTTGATGATGAATCAAATATTAAAACTCAGTTTAATACAACTGCACAAATAGTAAATGGCATACAGTTTGTAGGACAATCTAATACTAGTTCTGTTGCTACCATTAATATAGGACTTGGTACAACAAATAAAAAATATAAGTTTTCTTGTCAAATTTTAGATACTAGTGGGACAGTTGCTGAAAGAACTGTGTCTTTAACAATTAAGGAAAATTAAGAATGGCTTATAACTATTTAAATCTTGTTAATGAAGTCAATAGAAGATTAAATGAAGTAGAGTTAACCTCTACAAATTTTAGTTCTGCTGGAGGTTTTCATGCTCAAGTAAAAGATAGTGTAAATGCTTCAATACAAGAAATAGATCAAGAATATCCTCATTGGCCTTATAATTTTGTTGAACAAGAAGATGTATTAACAAGAGGTGTTACTAGATATAGTTTTCCTGCTAACTCTACAGTTATAGATTTTGAAACTTTTAGAATAAAAGAAAATACAGATTTAAATAATCGAACTCAAAAGTTACGAGTTTTAAGATATGAAGAGTATTTAGAAAGGTTTGTTGAGCAAGAATATACACCTGATACTTCTTTATATGCTGTGCCTGATTATGTATCTAAAGCACCTGGTTTAGAATATATAATGACACCTGCTCCAGATCAAGCATATACAGTTGTATATGAATACTATTTAACTAGTGTTGAATTAATAGATTCTACAGATGTTCCAAAAATACCAGAGATTTATAGAAATGTAATTTTAGACGGTGCTATGTACTATGCTTACATGTTTCGAGGTAATACACAAGATGCATTAGTAGCTAAAGAAAAGTTTAAATCTGGTTTAAAAAATATGAGAATTGTTTTAATTAATGAAAATACTTATGTACGTTCAACGATGTTAACAAGAACACAAAGAAGTACATATGTTTATAGATTGGCATCTTAAATGGCAGATAATTTACAAACATATGCTTTTGAATTTAAAGAAGGTTTAATTAGTAATTTATCACCTTTGCAACAAGGAACTAATAAACCAGGGACTGCTAGAGTTTTAAGAAATTATGAGCCTTCCATAGAAGGTGGATATAGAAAAATATTAGGATTTACTAAATATGATAGTAATTTAGTTTCTTCTTTTGGTGCTCCTAAAGTACATGGAGGTAGTCAATCAGGATCATCATTAGTAGTTGCTGGTCTATATATAATACCAGAAGCAAATGATGTGTTTACAGTTACAGGTATTACTGGAACATATACAGTGTCTTCTGTATCTTATGATTCAGGAACTAAAAGAGCTACTTTAAATTTAACAGGAAGTTTAGCTAGTTCACCTTCAGATCAAGCTAATGTTACTTTTACTACAAACAGAGGAACTATAACAGGAATAAGTTCTTGGGAAAGTTCAGTTATTGTTGCTAGAAATAATCATTTATATAGTTCTACTGGAGGTGGTTTTACTAGAATTAATGTAACTCAATATGGAACACCTAGAGTAAATGGAGGTAGTCAAACAGGGGGTACATTAGCAGTAGATGGTTTAACAATACCTCCTAAAGCAGGAGATACTTTTACTATTGCAGGAGTAACCTTAGTTTATACTATTAGTAATACACCTACAGTTAGTGACGGAGCATCAACATTAAGTATTTCTCCTAATCTTGCAAGTAGCCCAAGTAATGATGCAGTAATAACTTTTTTAACTAGCAATCAAACAAGCATTAATAAATTTAGATTTGCTAAATATAGACTAGGATTAACAGAAAAAATAGCAGGGGTTGATGGTACAAATACACCTTTTATATATAATGCAACAGATTATGTGCCATTGACAAATGCTCCAAGTGATATTGTTGGAGCCGAGCATGTAGCATTTTTTAAGAATCATTTGTTTTTTGCAAAAGGAGATGTACTTAGTTTTAGTGCTCCTTATACAGATGATGATTTTACAGCAGCTAATGGTGCTGGAAATATAAGTATAGGTACAAACATAACAGGTTTAATTGCTTTTAGAGAACAACTAATTATATTTAGTGAAAATAAAATTGAACGATTGATAGGAAATACAGTTGCAGATTTTGTATTACAACCTATAACTACTAATATTGGTTGTTTACAATCTGATACAATTCGAGAAGTAGCAGGAGATGTAGTTTTTTTAGGGCCAGATGGTATTAGATCATTAAGTTCTACTGATAAAATTGGAGATTTTGATTTAGCAGTAATATCAAAAGGAATACAAAAAGAAGTAGTAAATTTAATATCTGGAAATACTAATTTTACTACTGTAACTATAAAAGGTAAATCTCAATACAGACTTCTTGGATTTAATTCTAATGTAATTAAAACTAATGCAAAAGGTATATTAGGAACACAACTAGCAGGTGTAGAAGGTAGTTTTTTTGGTTGGGCAGAAACTGTAGGCATACAAGCATTTGTTGCAGATAGTAATTTAAAAAATAAAACAGAAACAATAGTATTTGCTAATACAGATGGATATGTATATCAAATGGAAAGTGGCAATAGTTTTGATGGAGATAATATATCTACGACATTTAGAACTCCTTTTGTTCCTTTAACAGATCCACAATTAAGAAAAACAATATATAAATTACATTTATACACAGATCCTCAAGGAAGTA